AGTCGTCAATATCCCAGTATGCGGGAGCATCTATACGGAATTTCGCGATACGGGCATTTATGAAAAGTGTATTCAGCTCGTCATCCGTTTTCCCGGCAAGATCGGAAGTGTTAAGCCCATATCCCTTGTCTGCAAGCTGCGACAGCAGATTGATTGTTCCCTCCCCGATATCAGATGGCATGAACTTTCCTTCTGACGACTCAAAATAGTAAACATTATATTGATTAATGTCACCGGATTTGGCGATCCAGAACTCGCAGGGTTCATTCTTGTAATCGGAAAGATGTGCGTTCAACTCATCCAATGTGCCGTTAAACGGTTTCAGTCTTGGCGAGCACTGGTAAACACAATTGTAGGCAGGAATAAAGCTTGATATGTTTTCCACTTCCCCTTCGCCCAGGTCGAAGCTGTTCTGGCCATTGTACTGGAATGCCTCTTCATCCTCATTATAGGCTATCAATCCCTTTGCCGGATTCCACGGCACACGGAACAGGGTGAGCAAGGGAGAATTATCCGATCCCTCAATGCTCAACAGGTTGGGATAAGTATCGGTGTTATAGCCGAAAGTGTCGGCGTCACCCTTATCAGGGCCGAAGGTATACAATCCCCGGAATATGTATATTGTTTCCCCTTCGTCATTGGTTTGTTTCTCAAAGCACACAAACGGAGCTTCCCAAACCGACACACGGACCTTCGCATCTGCGCGCATCGCCTCGTTCAGGATACCCACTTCACGTATAAGGTCCGTATAGGAGTTTACCGCACCGATCTTATGCGACTGCATACTGGAGGCATAGTTCTTCTTTGCCGTAAACTTGCGTCCAGCCGGAAGAGACGGTGTCATTGACCACTTCGCTCCCGCGGTGGAGTCCGAGCCGTCGGCGTAACGAATGACGGAGAGTTTCTTGTCAAGCTGGTAACGGGTATTCCAGATCCAGTATTTCATGGATGACGTACCCTGCCCCTTGGCGGTCACGTTGCTGATTGAAACATTCCATTCCGGATGGTCATAAAAGAACACTTCCAACATGCCGGTACGAGTTGATTGATCCGCCATGTAAGGAATTGTATTGTCGAATGTCATTACGTTAAACTGGTCCTTCGTATTTTCAAAATCGATATCCGAACCGTGCAGGTCCAGGATGTCATTATTCTCTGTCACAATTGCCTTGGAATCTGTGGTGTTCAGCCAGTTGATGTAATTACGCAGGACTCCCTGTGAGGTCAGTCCCCGGTTATATTCCCGTATTCCGTATATGTCCGCGTCCGCATATCCGGAACCTATCACGATCATCCCGTTATGGGCGAAATAATCATTGCTCTCGTAGGTGAATTCCCTGTTCTTGACACCGTTGACATACAGTATGCAAAGGTTGAATCCGCTGTTGCCATAGGCGTCCGGCAAAATGGTCAGCGTGAGTCTTGTGCGTTTTCCCTCGAACGTATGCAAACTTTGTACATCATCGTTTTTAAGTGACTGGGAGTGCATGATAATGTCATCCGCATAGATGTTCAATCCGACAAACGAACCACCGGACGGGGACGATATGGTGATAACCGGTTCGGAATAATCCGTCACGTTATCAACCTTATAGTCAAGTTCGAGAGTCTTCCCGGTGCGGGCGCATTCATTTTTAAAAGGGGAATATCCCATGCGCAGCGATGAGCCGGCCATAAGCCGGAGTACCTTGTTCCCGTCTTCGTCCGATTGCCAGCCGTCATTGCCCCAGTTCATATTCTCCCAGCTGCCCGGGATGACGGAACCGTCCATTTCATTTATGATTTCCTGACGATTCCCCTGCCGGTTGGAGCGGGTCTTGGGATTCATATAGAATACGGCGCCCGACACGGCCGAATATCCCAGGGAGTTGTTTACCTGATAGGTGATTGGGGATGTCAGCTCCATATCGACATCGAGGATATGGGCCGTTATTTCAAATTCCGTATTATCCATTGTCTCAATCTCCATCGGGAATGAGAATGTATGTCTGGCGGAACATGCGATACTGGCTTCTTCGGAAGTAAAGACATCCTCACCATCTTTTTTGATGGTGAATTTAGCGGAGGTAATGACATTGTCGCCATCGTACATCGCGTAATCGAACAATGAGTTCTCACTCCAGTTGGTCGCCCTGCCGAGGATGTTGTTGACGGCTACCAGCTTCCTTTGTTCGCCGGCTACCGCGCAAATGACATTGAACGATATCGTTCTTGTCTTGACCGTCCCGTCCGAGTTCGAGACATAAGCAGATATATTGAATACGCCTGTCACGCCCGGGTGGATTACAGAGTAATTGTAGGCGGTTTCCGTATATACGCCTGTACCGATCTGAATCTGGTAGGATTCATTATAATCCTTCCCGGTAACAGTCACATACAATGTTTTTGAAATATTACCGCTGATATTCAGAGGAAGCGTAATGGCACCGGTGTAAGCTGTCCACCATTTAAAGTTGTCCGCACTGATGGACAATGAAGTAAGCTGTACCGTGTATACAAATGCCGGAGCCGTCACTTCCGTCACTTCTCCCGTTACTTTGATCATTACATTGTTTGCTCCGGACGCCAGAAACTCCGCAACGTCAATACTGAAAGGAGAACCGGAACTGATATACAGCTGTTTGACGACAAGATACTCGGCGCTGTTGCTGTTTTTAACAGAGATTTGACAGAACCCACGCTCTCCGGTATCTTCATAAGGTTCATTGGTGCTGTATCTTTCCTGGCTGATGAAAGTAAAATTCAAATAGCAAGGTTCCCCTTTGCTGGCTGACAGGCTTTTACTGTCCAGGTTATTGATTATACGCAGGTTTCTTTGTATCCCTGTTTCTCCACCGCCACCGCCATGTGAGGAAATATAGTTCATTAAGTCTTCAAAGGTGGTTATAATAGATCCGTCCTCCGCAACTCCGGTGGGAATAAACACTCCGGCGGCAGGAGACCATCCATTATTGCCGTATAGTAATACGGAACCGTCTTCTGCCGTATCGGATTCAGGGGAGACATTCTTTAATTCTCCTATTGAAGAAGGAGTATTTGCGTCCTTCTCCAATTCCTTGACGGTATCGATCAGGTTATTGAATTCCTCAGCCGACAAACGTCCGCGGGAATTCTTGCCTTCATTTTCTTCCTTATGTTCTACATTCAGTGCCATAAAACTATTCTCCAAATATTAACGGGAAGGCATACGGGAAGCCTTCCTCCTTGATTTCTATTTTTCCGCGTGCTGAAAGCGCATGCATGATCAGGTTTGTTTCAAGCATACCGGTATCAGCCATGTCGCTTTCAACACGGCTGATCACGGTACGGGTGGTATTGCCATTGTCATCCGTCTTGCGCACACTTAAAACAAACTTGATATATCCCATGTTACTTACTCAATTCGGTAATTGTTTTCTCAAAATCTGCCAATAAAGCGGCGCGTACTTCAGCTGATGTTCCGGACAGGGAACAGGAGTATTTCTTTGTCGATTCAACATAAAGGATATTGCCGGCATAACTCGGAGCAGATGCCGATACTTGTTTGACCTGCGCTTCGATCTTCATTAATTTGTCCTTGTTGTAAGTAATGGAATAGTCAAGCCTGTAATCACCGACTACTGACTGTCCGGTTCTGATTGTATTTTCTGTGAAATCCATTTTATACCTCCTTGTTTAATTGGTTGATTATTTCTCTTTTTACAGCAGCTATGAGACGTGAGTTCTTCACCACCAGTTCCATCGCCTTGCAATACCGTTCAGGAACTTCTACTGCTTCACTTGAGTAGTAGATCTGCTTTGCCAGTTCCTCAAAACCGATATCCAGCAGGATGCTACCGTTATACATCATTTCGTTACCGACCGTTTCAGCGGTGTCGAAGGTCTGTTTACCGCCTTTGAAAGAAGTCTGCGCCTCGATTCTCTTAAAATTGATTTTCATATTCTTTTTGTTTATTATTTAGGAGTTCCAAATATTATCAGCGTAAAGAATCTAGGATAGCATTTATTATTACCCGGATCCCAAAAGATAACGTTGAAAGAGTTTGTGCTAAGACCATTATAGCTAGAGAAACAAGCTTGCCAACTTTCGCTTTCTCTTTGTCCGGTAGGAAGCACTAACGGGTAATAGTTGGTGTGGCCCAAGTCATGCGTAAACCAGTATTCTCTCGAACTGTTAAGACTAATGCCTGTTATATTTATCCCATTACCCCATCTTTTATTTATACCATAGGTTACATCATTTCCATTTCTTGTGGTAGAAATTTCAAAACATCCCAGGACCCCAGGCATGCACCAGATATCATCAGACGATGACAGCTTCCATAAGCATCCTCCAGCAGCGGCTATTGCATAATTAGCTCTTCCGCCTTTTGTCTGATCAAATTGAGTACTTCCAAACGCATTAATCTTAACAGCTATATTTTCATCGCTACCTGACGCCTGAAACATAGAAGCCGTTTCAAATCCGGCAATGCCAGGCAGACCATTGCCAAGTACCGCTTTTCTTGTCGCAGTATAAGTTTCACCCATTGATGTTCGTGTCTTTTGTGTTTCAATGCAAATAAACGCATCGCTGTTATCATAATTAGATAATCCATATCTGTCGATTTCAAAACCGCCTATGCTGCCGGACGTAGCTGTCACATTATTAAGCGTTGCGTTATTAAGCGATACGTCATTAAGTACCGCATCATTCGCTGTGATGTTATTCATCGTTATATCCCCTGCTTCATTTACAAGGAATGTATCGTTAGCTATGATGTTGCCGTTGAACCTAATCTGATCTGCGGATATCACTGCGTTCGATATCAATCTTCCTGCATCATCTTCCGTGATGAATGTACTGATTTCAGCCCTCTTTACGTATCCGTCAGCTTCGGCATGTTCAGTAAACAACTGAGTGAAACCTGATTCAGTAACAAGACCGGATGTGCTGATATTGCTGACATGACCTTCTGCGTCAAAGGTTATCTTTTTAGATAACAGTACATTGAAATCATCGTTAGTTACCAATCCGCTCGTATTAATGTTTGTGATATTACCGGAATTATCAAAATGGATTCCTTCTACAAGAGCGGCAATAGAATCCTTCGTCACTTGGATAACAGCCGTGTTTTTATCTGCCGTTTCCTGCGCACCTCTTGCGATCCCTAATGCGTTCAATGCATCCTGAGCAGCATCATACGCATCGCTGATACCTTGATTGGCTAGCCTTTTTGCCGCTTCGATGCCTTCCTCCGAATCCGTTACGGCTGCGAGTATCCGGTCACCTAAATTCTCAAGATAGGCGGTGGTAGCCGTTGAGCTAGGTTGCCAGTGTTTTATAGAGAAGGTTGTTCCTTTTGCCTTGGCAGTGATGCAGACGAGAGAGTCATTCTTATAAGAGATGCCTTCGCCGGAATAGGTCGCATTCGCCCACATATCGCCGATATCATAAACATCGGAATCCTTTGGTTGGGATACAAATACTCGTCGTTTCCCGTCAGCGGTATCCTGAGCCTTGGATGCGTCTTCCAGTGCTTTCAGCGTCAGATGGTCCGTTATATCATTCCAGCTCCATGAACTGCCATCCTTTTCGAATCTGTATCCATGTCCCGTCAGACGATTATAGAACATGTCCTGCTCATGCATGGTTTTAAGTTCATCGATAGTCCACTCGGATGCCGGCAGATTCTCCAGCGTGGGATCGTAGTCAAAGAACCACAGAGTGTATTCCTTATCCGTTTGCTCCCTGACAAGATCCATGTCCGTTTGAAGGTCATTAATAGTATCGTCTATATCTTTCCCTGTGGCCTGATTAATGAACTTAGCGGATATCTCACTTAGTACAGTATTCAGGTCGATAAGCGGTTCCGGCATCGTATAGGAGTTGATACCTTTATATATACGAATGTAGGGACCGCCGGGCGTTACACTATCCCACAGGATCGTACCCTGTCGTTCGGGGTCCGTTTTGTTGCCAAGATGTACAATGCTGTCACCTGCCAAGGGATCGTCGCTACCTGATATACAGTCACTCTTGGACAGGTCGATGAAATCATCGCCAATGCCGACAACCGCACGCCAGTAATAGTGATTTCCGCTTTTTAGATTGAATGTCTCACAGTTTGCCAAGTCATCTACGACAAACGGATTATAGATGATTCTGCCTTCCGCATCTGTGGTCCGAAAGTAACATCTCCAGAAGGTTCCTTTATCTTCTACCTTGTTACAGATGATACCGTCTGAGTTGTATTGCTTTCCTCCGACATAAGTAGCCTGATTGACTTGCAGACTCTCAACATTCAGACGTTTGCGGATATCAACGAAGTCAATGTCCAGATGATAGTTGCCTTGCTCATCCTTGTAGATACCGAAGCCGGTGCTACCGGTTGCAAAGTTGCTGGACAGTATGTCACCGACGAGCTTTATCTGTTCGAGCGTAGATGTCCCCTTCGCATTGATACCTTCAAGGAAGGTCATCAGTTTTTCGATTGTTTCGGCTATGTCTTTTCGTACATACCGATCATCATTGTCGTTGTTACTGCCGATAATGGCAAGCTTGAAATGTTTCTTACCGTCAGTTTCAGGTATTGTATCATCCTTTACTAGTTTATAAATAGTTCCATTCTCAATGACGGAAACTACTTGTCCGGCATAGGGAACATAAGGCTCCGTGTCTGTATTACGGGCATAGACACGGGCTTCTTCTAAGGTTTCCCACACGTCAGTCGAATCAATAGAATAACCATTGACACGCTTGTATCTGCCGGCGAAACTGCTCCCTTTTATATCTAGTGCCATACTCAATTCGTTTTAAAGGTGAAATTATCTGTTTCGCTGCTTGTCGTAGCCGTACTGAACACATACATCGTATATTCCAAAGGTGTACTTCCATTAGCACCTTCAACACTGATCTTTCGCGGAGTGGCAGCGGAATCCAAATCCATGAAATTATATTGGTATCTCTCCAGTGAAACATCCTTGATGGTACCGTTTGGAATACAGATAACGAAAGTCTTATAATTGCCTATTGTGAACTTGTACGATCCGGCGTCCTTATACAATCCACTGCCTGAAAGTGCCCGCACCTCGGCTGAAGTCGTAGGAACCGAATTACAAACGCCTGCAAACCATTTTCTATGTACATTCACGCTGATTTTGCTGGTCAATTCTTTCTTGGGCAACGAACCATCTTCACTCGCAGCATATATGACTGTAGCAAAATAGGTTTCTCCCTGTGTGTAATTACCTTGCAGTTGTCTCGTTGCTGTCTGTATGCCACCTACTTCCTCAGAAAAAATTAGTTTGTTGTTAGGGTTATTATCATAATAAGCTTGTTCCATAGGACCTTGACCGTTTCGATATGCTGTATAAGTGATATAGCCTTTCTGAGTACCAAATTCGACATCATTAGAAGTCGAAAGTTTCCATTCTAATTTTGCTGAAGCCTTTTGAGAAAGCATATTAATAAAGATCTCTTCCAATGTAGTACCAGAAGGAATTGTATCCCCGGTCTTTATATAGCCTACATTACTGGATGTTACATTTATAGTCTGTATTAACTTTGCGATAGTGCTTCCTCCACTAGAAGAAGAGTTCCCGCTATTAATTACTTGCTGTTTGCTCTTTTCCTTTCGGTATGTAAGAGAGTCGATCTTGTTTTCAAGCTCGCCAATACGAGAATAAGGAGCTGTTTCTCCGACAGTGTATATCGGGGAGTCATAAGGGATATCAAGGTTATATTCAAGCCCTATGATACGAGAGATACGACCTTCTTCAAAGTATGCCTTATTAATAAGGTTCACTTTCTGACCAACGGTGAAACTCCTGGCAAAGTCGGGATCTTGTTTACCCGTTTCAGGATTAATGCCATAGATATAATCCGACATCATGGTGGTATTGTAAGTAGAAGGGTCCTGTTTAAGCTCTTCAATATATTCTCTTGCCCGTTCCTCGACTTCTTTCTCTGCGTCAGGAATAAGCTTGTCGGATACGAATTGGGGATCATAGCCATAGAGAATATACGTGTCACCACCTTGATCCGTAGGATGTAAAATGTCATCAGGAAGCATTCTGCCATAATCATCATTACGCTTTATCTCGTATACCTGAGCATCCTTGTTCCATGTTCCGTCCTCTGATTTTTCAGGCTGATATTTATCGCCTCCAGCTGAATCGTAAGGATTGAATGTTACTTCAAAGTCCATGCCGGCTAGAGGACCGGATTGAAAGACTATACGCAAATCTTCTCCATCTAACCGATATTCGTTTGAGAAATGGAATCCCAGGTCCGAGTCTTTAAATCTCCATGCCAACCAATCTTTCGAAGTTTTTGTTCCATCCGGATTATCTATAGTATCAGTATATGTATGAGTTGTTACCATACCCGTCAGTTTTTCACGTCTAGGATAGATATCATCAAAAATAACGATCTGCTCTACAGCTTCCTCCTCTGTCATACCTTCATAGGCATCAATATATGGTACGCCTTCAGGCATCATCAAATGCTTGGTTACAATACCTTCGGCAGTTTGAGAACCTTTGTCATCTGAGAAATATATAGATGGGACATTACCTTTTACAATGTTGTCAATTGTGTAGGTGTCGCCAAGAGAAGCGGTAATACCTTCCGGCAAACGCAGCACATTGGCTGCTTCACCAGTAAAAAAATCTGGATTGTACACAGCATTAAATGATTTCCCTGCATTTTCACCAGAAATAAATGTTACAGAAGCGCTAGCCGATTGACTAACATTCTCTAAAGTAATATCTCCGGAAGATCCTGCAAGTACCAATGTAGAGGATATAGAAGATGGAAGCTGAAAGACAACATATAGCTTTAAATCTGTGGCTCCGCGTTCAATCTTTATGTCGCTATCAATGGTTATATTGTCTGTCAACTCCTTCTCTCGATTTTCATAGATAGTACGTACATTTCCTCCAAGACCATATACTCTCGTTACGTCATTGACTTTGTATCGGATTTGCCATCTCCAACTATATATTCCAGAAGGCAAATACTCTCTTTCAACAGGAGAACCAGCTGGATAGACCATTGTTCCTATATTGAAAGAAACGCTTTTACTATTCATTGCATAAGTACCACCGATAGGCTTGCTAGATAGCAACTCATAATTTAAGTCATTTACTCCTCCTTTTACATACCCGCTTGTTCTGACAGATGCCTTAAACTTTTCTTCGATCAGATCATCAGAAGAGAAATACTTCATATCAAGTACTCTCGATGTATCGGAAATATCACGTCCGCTTACTTGCTTGACATCAAAGATCAACTTTTTGCGATAATTAGCCGGAATATTACGTGTTGCCCCAAACGCATAAATACGAGTTGCGTATGAATCTTGGCTATCACTTCTATCCATCTTGCTGACATTCATTCCTAGTTCGAAGTCAACAGGAACGCCATCCTCGCAACGGCCAAAATGAATTACTTCTTCCTCTACCCACCACTCACATTCAAAACTCTCAGCCATTTGGTTGAGGGCATCGATCATGTTTACGTTTTCGTATGAGATCAATTTAGAAGAAGTATCTACTGTCTCATCTATTTCGCATTTAAACGTTTTGTCATGGTACTTATAACCTAGGACTTCCAAGTTCTTCAGAAACACATCCATGTGAACCTTTAAGATATCAGTAAGATTCCAGCCTGCCTCACGACTACCGCTATCAGGACTATAGAAAAACTTCTTGTTTTTCCACTTCCAATAGTAAGCATCAAGACGGAGTTCGTAGTCATAGCCACCTGTTGATGTGTTATAAGCAGGCTTATACAAGTCCACAAGTTCAAAGACGCCTAACTCGTTATCTATACCATCTCCTAACTTGAAGTGTACAGGATCATCCAATGAAAACTTCAATGTGATATAATCCTCCTTCATCAAGAGATATTTGCGCTTACTACCTTCATTAATTGGAGTAGAATAGCGTATGTTTCCGAATATGTCTTTGATATCTATCATAACATTTCCAAAGTTCGGAGATAAAAAAAGAGTGCCCAATTTTGAGCACTCACAGATACGACAATGAAATCAATGTCGTAAATTAGATATTTTCAACACGGTTGGACGGGTCAGATTCATTGAGTTTTAAGCTAAATTTGCCTATTCCTCTCATGAACTGGCTGAATTGACTGCATGATTGATAGATCGTTTTATATACAACAGCAGGTTGATACTTGGTCTTTATTTCAAGAACTCCAGTAGCTAGTTCCTCGCAGAAACTGCTATAACGAGCAAAAAATTGTTCCTCACTGGAAGCCGTTAGATTGATCTGAAGGGTTAGATTTCTCACATCTACCCTTGGATTGGCAATAACTACCCTTTTCCCATGCTCTAATCGGCTCTCATTCTCTATGAATGCTTTACTAGGGGCAGGAGTCATTAATGCAGATAATGAGGTATCATCCATGCTTATTCCCCATTCTACGTAAGCATCCTTGCCATTTATGAATAATTCTTCTTTCATTGGAATACTATCACTTCTATTTATTATTTACTATTAAATTGTTTAATTCCGCTATTTATACTATCCAACTTATTACCAAATTCATTTATGATTCTCTTCTGATATCCTGCTATATCTTCCAAAT